GACGATGAAATATTTAAAGGTAAATCTTTTTCAGATATAATGTCTGACATTTATTCTAATCAGAAAAAGAAAGACCGACAAATAAAACTACTGATAGCACAACTTGAACCAATGGTCAAGAACCTAAATGATGCCTCAGTAGTTGTTCCTTTAATAAAGGAGTATCTTGAAATATCCGTGAAGAATGATGACGCATTAGTTAAGTTAGCGGCAATTGTTCAAAGGATGATGAAAGATAACAATACAGGTGATGGAAACTATATGTTGTCTGATGAAGAGAAACGACAACTTATGGACGCAATAGAAGAAGTAGAAAAAGACCTACCACAAGAAGATACAGGAGATGAATAATGACTGGCATCGTAACCGAAGTCAAGTATACTGATACCGATAGTGAATTACTATATTCCATTAAAGTTAAAACCAATATTGGTAGTGGAAAAAGTCAAGTAGAACGAATAGTATTTCCTTTAGACACAAATGTAAAAAGAACACCTGTTGTGGGTGAAATGGTATATCTTGTACCAAGAGTATCTTCAGATTCATCTGCAACTGCAAGTAAACCAAAATTATATTACACAAGTCCAGTATCGTTACAGAAGAATGTAAATCACAACGCAATACCAAAAGGATATACAACTATAAAAACTGGCGGTGCAGATACAGGTGATTATGCATCAGCTGCAGCAGGAAATGCAAACGCAAGTTCAACATCAGCATTTTCATTTGATTTCGGATTTGAAGAAGTTAAAGATGTATCAGGATTACAACCATTTAGTGGTGATGTTATTGTCGAGGGTAGGTTTGGACAAACAATACGATTAGGATATACTCCATCAAATGCACAGACTACACAATCACCTTCTTGGACAGGAGACTCTACTTCACCAATATCAATTTTCAGAAACACTCAAAATACAAGTGGTTGGAATAAATTTGTTATAGAAGATGTTAATGAAGACGACACTTCTTTGTATATGACATCCAAACAAAAAATTAATCTGAGTCAAGCACATCCTTTTTCATTAGGAGTAAAACCAGCAAACCTTCATGGTGACCCACAATTCTTAGTAAACTCAGATAGAGTGTTGTTAAACGCCAAAAAGGATAGAGTCATCTTGGCAGGAACGGCGGATGTAAATATTTCAACACCAGCGTGGAAAGCTGCGATGGATAATATGTTTACACAAATAGACGAAATTAAAAATGAACTCGATTCGTTAAATAGCGCAGTCAATGCATTCGCAAACGCCTTAACGGGTGGTGGTTTAGTTCCACCACCGCCACCATCAGGTGGACCGAATGTTCTTTTAGGAGCACAATCTGGTGTATTGGTAGCAAAGACAAGTACTATAAAAGGTAAGATTGCAAAGATAACAACTGAGTTAAATTTAATGAAACAATAATTATATATAAAACTATTTATTACTATGGACACGAATAAATTTGTAAAAGCTATACGAACATTAATAAAAGAAGAGGTTAGAAAACAAGTAGCAAAAGAAAAACTTGCTATTCGTGAATCTATCATTCAAGAAATGAGTAAACCTCAACCAACTAAAAAGGTTAAGAAACCAAATGTTAAATTTAAAGACGGAAAATTTTCCGAGTTATTAAATGAAACAGTTGATAATTGGCCAACGATGGGTGGTGGAACTTTGACTGCAAATAATGCACAAGGTATGGACAGAGCTACGATGGCATCAATGATGGGATTGAGTAGTGCACCAACACCACAATCAATGATACCTCAGGTTGACTCTGACGGAAAAGCAGTAGATGTAAACGCAGTTATGAATTCAGGCGTTGGTCAAGCATTGACAAAAGATTATTCAGGTTTAATGAAAGCAATTGATAAGAAGAAGGGTAGAGTATAATGGCTAGACCTACTAAAAAAATAAACCCATTAGATTTAAAAAAGAATGTGGCAATAGGAATACCATTCCCATTGGGTGGTACTCCTATATTTAGTAGTACATTTACAACAGAAGAACAAGCTTTATCTAATTTAAAAAACTTGTTACTAACAAGAAAAGGTGAACGACCTTTTCAACCATTATTTGGAACAGATATACCTTCATTCTTATTTGAAAATATAACAAGAGAACTCTTAGATAGTTTAAAAGCAGGATTAGAAAAAGATATAAAATTCTGGTTACCCTATATTAAGATGGAAGAAATAATAATTGAATCACTTGAAGACGAAAATAGAGTAAACATGACTTTTTCATTTTCAGTAGGAGAAAGTGGAGCAAATCAGATAATTATAGTAGAGGTAGATAACCAAGGTGGTCTATCAATAGCATAGGTAATAAGATATGGCAGACAAAATTAAAAAGGATGTTAAGTTAATAGGAAGGGATTTTGGGTCAATAAGAAGTAATCTTGTTGATTTTGCAAAAACTTATTTTCCCCAAACTTATAATGATTTCAACGAATCATCTCCAGGTATGATGATGATGGAACTATCATCGTATGTAGGTGATGTTCTTTCTTATTATACTGATGTCCAACTTAGAGAATCTATATTAGAACAAGCTCAAGAAAAGAAAAACATATTTGCTATTTCACAGGCATATGGATATAAACCAAAATTAAATGTTCCAGCTACGGCACAGATTACTATGTTCCAATTAGTACCTGCGATTGGTAGTGGTGCAAATGTAAGACCTGATTGGAGATACGCATTAACAATTAAAGAAGGTGCAAAGATAACTGCAGAGTCAGATGGTGAAATTGAATTCAGTACAAATCAAAAAGTTAGATTCAACTATTCATCTTCGTTTGACCCGACTGAAGTTTCTGTTTATCAAATAGATGATAGTACAAACCTGCCAGTAAAATACTTACTTAAGAAATTTGTACAGGCGACAAGTGGAAAAGAAAAAACAAAAACATTTACTTTTGGCGCACCAAAAATATATGACAAAATAAAGTTATCAGATGAAGACGGATTAATTGATGTAATTAAAATATCAGATGATGATGGGGAAGATTGGACAAAGGTAGATTACCTTGGACAAGATACTGTATTTGAAGAAAGTCCAAACACATCTGAATACTCATTAAGATATTCGGCATTTAACGCAGATACACCCGCATTGTTAAAATTAAAAAAAGTTCCTAAAAGATATGTAACACGAATTACAGACGAAGGGGAAATTTCAATTCAGTTTGGTGCAGGAGTATCTTCAAATGCAGACGAAGAATTATTACCTAATCCAGATAATGTTGGTTCTGCTTTGTACAACGCGAGTGGAAACTTAAATCAAGGAATAGACCCATCTAACTTTTTATATTCAAGAACATATGGTATTGCACCTGCAAACCAAACTTTAACTGTAACTTATAGAGTTGGTAAGGGAGTAACAGACAATGTAATATCAGGCGACTTAACGGGTCTTGCAGATGTAACAATAGAAACTGCAGGAACAGGATTAGATGGTGCATTATTTAACGAAATAAAACAATCACTAGCGGTAGTTAATGACGAGCCAGCAAGAGGTGGTAAGTTTGAAGAAGAGTTAGAAGAAGTAAGAGAAAATGCAAAAGCATATTTTAGTGCACAGAATAGAAGTGTAACAAAAGAGGATTACTTAGTTAGAGCATACGCACTACCACCACAATTTGGTTCGATAGCAAAAGCATATGTAGCTCCAGATTTTCAAATACAAACTCCGCTTGATGATAGTGGTCCAAACTCAAACACAAAAGTTGTAAATCCATTAGGTATAAACTTTTATTGTTTAGGATATGACCAAGAAAAGAAATTAACTGCATTAAACGATGCAACTAAATTTAATCTAAGAAATTATTTATCTTATTATAGAATATTAACTGATGCAATCAATATCAAAAATGGATACATTGTAAACATTGGTGTTGATTTTGAAATCGTTGTAAAACCAAACTATAACGGAAATGATGTTTTATTAAAGTGTATTCAGAAAATAAGAGATTATTTTAAAGTAGACAAACGAAGTATTAATCAACCAATAATCTTATCTGACTTATATGTAATGTTGGATGAAGTTGATGGTGTACAAAGTGTTGTAAGACCAGACAAAGACGGATTGGGTGGATTGCAAATTACCAACAAGTATGGTGGGACATATTCAAACAAACGATATGATGTTAAGGGTGCAACACGAAATGGTGTAGTTTATCCACCAAAAGACCCATCTATATTTGAAATAAAATATCCAGACCAAGATGTTAGAGGTAGAGTAGTACCATTATTTTAAAGGTTAAAATATGATTTATAGAATATATTCAAATAAAGATACTACAATTTACGAAGATTCAAATCGTAAAGCTCAGAATACAGGTAAAGACCAAATTCTTGAGGTTGGGAAGTTATACGATACTGATAACACAACTCTATTGGGTAACAGTAGAGCATTACTTGAGTTCGACCTAAACGACATTTCTCAATCAGTATCTAATGGTACAATCACATCACCTCAATATAGATTAAGATTAGAAAATGTAGAGTCAAGTGCAATCCAAGATAATTATGATTTATTTGTATATCCAATTAAAGAATCTTGGGTAGAGGGATTGGGACAAGAGGCAGACACACCACATCATGAAGAAGGATGTACTTGGACAGAAAGAACAACAGGTACAAGTTGGAATATTGCAGGAGCTAAAGTAGGTGAACCTCTTGACGCAGATACAATTAATTCACTACTCGCATCAGTAGACTTCGCAGGAAGTCTTGGTGGGTTTGAGTTAGTAGACAAAATTAAAGGACAAGATGGAAGTGACCCAATACTATTTGTATCAGGTGGAAGAATGCAAATGTCCTCTTCTCAGTTTAGTGGTGGTACGGCAAACCTATCATCTTCGTTAGAGGCAGGTTCTATATACCAATTACAATTTGATTTCAACAGAGGTTCATTATCAGGCGTTGATTTCAATGTAATCAACCCAAGTGGTTCTTTACTAAATAATGATATTGTAGGATTCCAAGAATCACTAACATCTACTGCAACTTATAAAATGGCATTTACAGCAAGTATGCCAGGAGTTCATAAATTACAATATACTTTCTTTGATGATAATGGGGCAGATGGCTCAGCGGGGTCAATTGATAACTTCCTACTTTTTAGAACTGTGGATGAGAGTGTATTGGTATTCGACCAATTTTCAGTTGTGACCAGTAATGGACTACCGAGTACATATGTTTTAAATGAAGGACTTGAAAACTCGGCAGGAGTAACAGGGTCAGCGTTTGTAGCAAATGGTTTACTAAACATAACCGCATCTGATTTTGGTGGAGCAACACTTAATAGAACATATCCTTTACAAGTTGATGCAATTTATACTGCAAGTTTTACAATCGACCCAGGAAATTTCCCATCTCAAAGAGGTGATGGTAGTGCATTGGGTGTTGAGTTTACAATCCAAACACCAACAGGTAGATTAGTAGATATCAACGACTACGACAATAACTTAAGATATATAACATCAAGTCAGTCACCATCTGTAAAGTTCACGGCAAGAGAAACTGGTGATTACAACTTTAGATGGACTTACTACGCAAGTGGTAGCGGATTAAATGCAAGTGGTTCGATTGACAACTTTAAAATAGAATCAGCAAATCACGATACAACAGGTTCCGCATTCCATGATACACTATGGGAAGCGCATCACAAAATAAACGAAGGTGGTGGAACATGGTTCACATCATCATATAGTGCAGGCACACATTATACTCAGAGTTTTACCAAAGCAACCAATAATTTAGATGTACCAATAACTGAATATGTAAATGAAATGATAAATGGTACAAGAGCAAACAATGGATTTATAATCAAGAAATCTAAAGCAGATGAAAACTCTACTACTAAATTTGGTTCAATAAAATTCTTTTCATCAGATACACATACAATTTATCCACCTGTATTAGAGGTAAGATGGGACGACTCATCCTTCGTAACAGGTTCGTTATCCGCACTAACAGGCGATGATATTATATTGTATGTTAAAAATCTACAACAACAATACAAAGAATCTTCTAAATCTAAGATTAGGGTTTTTGGTAGAGAAAGATATCCAGCAAGAACTTTTTCAACAAGTCCATTGAAGACTGTTAAATACTTACCAACCACTTCATACTATTCAGTAGTTGATTCACAAACTGAACAAGTTATCATTCCATTTGATACTAACTACACAAAGTTAAGTTGTGATAGTAGTGGTAATTATTTTAACTTTTGGTTCAACGGATTACAACCTGAAAGATTTTATAAATTTATTTTTAGAGTTGACCAAGGTGGTAATACAAGATACTACGATGACAACTTTTACTTTAAGGTAGTTAGATAATGGGTGAAGTAGCAGTAAATACAAGAGATATACAAAGAAATGTCAGAGGGCAGATTGTATCCTATCCAGCACCAAGCAACACATTGTATGGTAAGGTTTATTTTATAGACCAAGCAGATGGGACGCAAACTAAACCAAGTAGATACGCAATAGCAGATTTAATAAATAATTTTGACATAGAAATAAAAGAACTAAGTTTCCCACAATTAAGTATTCAACCAAACCAAGTAGTTAGACAAAGAGCTAGACAAGGTGCGATAATAACATTACCTAACGCAGCGACTGGCAATCCAGGAAATATCTTTTTCCAAATTCCACCTGCGAATGGAATTCCATGGCCACCATTTAATGTTTTAGAAGACGGAACACGAGTTCCAAATGGATACGGATTCCCACCAAATGTCTATCCTGCCTTTGGTGACCCGAATATTTCAAATCCGGCAATAGGTGGACCAAGTGGTGGTGCACCAGGCGGTGGTCCATCAGGCCCATCAGGCCCATCGGGAACTCAACCCGGTAGTGGATATGGTGGTACTAACACGGGTACTTCAAGTGGAACAGGATTTTTCGGTGGACTCGCAGGTTACACTACCTCAACTATTACAGGCGGTGGTCGAAAGATTATCTGTAACGAACTTTACAGACAAGGTTATTTATCGGAAGAGTTATGGAACGCTGATGAAAGATATGGTGATATGATGTTTGAATCAGACCCTAAGTTGGTAATCGGATATCAAATGTGGGCTAGAAAAGTTGTTAAATATATGAGAAAGAATCCTAACAACACGAAATTTGCATATTGGTTATTTAAACCATGGACAGAGTATATGGGATATAAAATGGGTGTTATTAAGAAACCAACACTTATGGGACGATTCACTAATTGGATAGGTTCTAAGTTCTCTTATATGGTGTTTGATTTGTATGGTGGACAAAAGTTATTAGACAAATACAATCAGAGATTGGCGGTGTAATGTTTTATTTTAGAATAGGAAATATTGAAACAACAACACCATGGGAACGACCAAGGTATGATAACTTTAAAGGATGGTGGTCTGACTTTGACAAAGAAGTTGATTTATCAGACTATAAAGTTTATTTAGTTGGGTCATTTGCAGAAAACATTTATGGAGCAGATATACCAACTATGGATGTTGATATTGTTTTAAGAAATGAAGTAAAAGATTATGATAAACTAAAACACATTTTAGACACCGCAATGATATTAGGATTTGACAGAAATATGTTTATCGATATTAAATGGAGTAATGAATCATTGTGGAAAGAACACTTGGGTGTTAGAAAAAAATGTGAAAGACCATGTAGGGTAAACAATAAATTTAAAAGAATTAAAAACCATAAAAAAAGTATTAAGACAATTGATGGAATTACACTACAAGAAAAAGTTTTACCAAAAAGTTTAGCGGTAAAAGAATTGGTTAGTGGATTATATGAAATCGAAGGAAGTGATTATTATACCATATCAAAGGTAAACAAAAGAATTAGAGAAAATACTTATACTGGTAAATTTTTGGATTTGAAAAATGGCATTAGATAGATTTTATAATCAAGATGAGGTATTATCAAAACAACCGACAGATGGTCAGTTATTTGATAATGCGGACCAGTCTCTACTTGATGCCGGTGCTAACTTCGTAAGACTAAACGCTTCAGATATTACAGGTATCGATGGAATCACACAAATAAATGTAGAGAAACATTACTACGCAGGTTCAAGTTTAGTCGCATCTGAAATTGGACAAGGACTTCAGACATTAGGTAATGACGCAGAAGGATATACAATATTTGTATCACCTGAATCAGACTTAAGAAGTGCAGGATTTAAAACCGGAACATATTCTGTTGTTTATAATTTCTTACATAGTACACCAAATGTAAAAATTACAGAAATATCAGGTGATAGAACTGAAGTTAGACTTGGGTCTGTTAATGGTACTCCAGGAGCACTTGAAGCATTTGAAGCATTGTTTTTAAAAAATAGTAATGTTCAGACGCCAAACTCGATAATAACTCCAAATGATAGATACGCACCATTACTTTTAAATTTAGGAGAAAATAATTTAATCCCAATAATTAACGCAAAGTTCAATGGACAGATTCAAGGTGAGGTAACTGACTTTCTTCCATATCCCGTTGGTGATGAGCCAGGTTCAATATTTTTTCCAGTTGAAGATAGAGCATTAGAAAGTGCATTGGACGACAATAATGAAACTGCCTATCAAACTTTCGCAGAAGTTAAAATTGATAGAAATACATCATTTGCAGGAAACCCTACTCCTCACTTTGAAATGACGGGTAGATTTGATGAATTTAAAATAGTACAAAATCCTGACACGACATTAAGTTGGGATAGAAAATTTAGTTTAGGAACAATTACAAACTCAGGGTCACTTCCACAAGATGTTACCCAAGAAATGATTAGAAGTGCAGTAGAAAGAGCTGGTAATTGGAATGGTGGAAGTCCAGGTGGTGGTGTAGTAGTTGGATTACAACAACCACATAATTGGAGTGTGAGGTATCAAAGAATTAGTTATGAGATACTTTCAACAGATGAAGCTATCATAAAACTATACAACCCATTACCTGACAATGTTCAAGTAAATGATGTAGTTGGGTTAGATGCACAACTTCAAAAATCATATATTGATAGAGTAATACTATTTGACCAATTAGGTGTTGATGATACACCTTTCTTTTCTGAACCTAACTTTAATGTTGACTTAGGTGAAAACAAAGGAGCAAGTGGTGAATTCGAAACATGGGAATCTTTATTAGATGCAGGTACATCAACACAACAAAAAATTATAGATAAGTTTTTTAGTGGTTCTCTGGGTAATGTAAAATTAAATATAGATTATTCAAACTTTAAAAACTTTGTTAACTTTTCATCAGCAGTAGAACGAGTTGAAAACTTTTATTACAAATTACAAAGAGTTGAGGCGTTCAATAGAAGAATTGGTGTATTAAATAATGTTAGTGGTAGTGAAGCATTAACAAATATAACCGCATCTGCAAGAAGACGAGATAATTTAATTGGTGGGTTTGATGATTTTGAATATTGGTTATACTATAATCATGACGCTCAGATTTACTCACACTATTCATCATCTGACTTTACAATTAACCCATATCCAAAATCAAATAGAAACCCCGATGTTTTATATCATAGTACATCAAGTCAAGGTTTAAATTGGAAGACTGCAACATTGGCAAGCGCATCTTTATATGATGCACAAAACTCAAACACATTAAGTGATATTATTCCTGTAAATCTGGCTGATGATGAATTAAATGCTGAATACAAAATATTTGTAGATATGTTAGGTCAACACTTTGACATATCTTGGAACTACATTAAATCTTTAACAGATATTAATGTTAGAGAAGAACACCCTAAAGATGGATTATCCAACGACCTAATTGATATAATCGCAGAATCATTTGGTTGGAAACTATTTAACGGATATTCTGATGTTGGATTGTGGCAATACGAGTTTGGAATTAATCAATCGGGTAATCCAATACAATCAGGTTCATTATATTCTAAACCAACTAAGGAAATTGTCCAAGAGACTTGGAGACGATTGGTAAACAACTTGCCAGGTATTTACAAGACTAAAGGTACTGCAAGGTCATTTAAGACATTGATATCTTCATATGGTATTCCAAGTTCATTCTTGAAGATACGAGAGTATGGTGGTCCACGAGTAATTGAAGATAAAAACATATATGAACATGAAAGATATGTTTATAAATTACAATTAGATGGTAAAAACCGAGGGTCACATATATGGGATACAATTAACGGATTCAGACCAAAGACTATCGAGTATGTTGGTAAGTTACCAAAAGATGACCACACTATATTTAGATTAAATCAAAAAGATGGTGGTCAGATTGATTTACATTGGGATTGGAATAATGTTACAAGACAAGCTAGATTAAGATTAAAAGGTGGTAGTCCTGTAATACAAATCAGTTCGTCATATTTTCCATATAGAAATCAAAGAGATGTTGTTATTGGATTTTCATCCGCATCAGGTGGATATACTTTAGACGCTGCATTTGTAGATGACTTTGGTGAAATCTTACACCACGCAACTGCATCTACTACCGATAACAATTGGAACTACATTTGGAATTCAAGTGGGTCAAGTGATGAAAATAAATTCATGTCACCATTTACAGGTACAAATCTTAGTGGTATTACAAATACTTCAACCGCAAGTATTCAAGAAATAAGATACTACAAGAAAAAACTTTCAGGTGAGGTAATAGATGGACACGCAAAAAATAGAGAGGCATATTATTCTGACGATAATACCACGGACTTAGATATTGATACTTCATTTGAAAATGTTCTTTATAGAATATTCCCTGATAGTACATTTAATAATGTTAGTGGTTCAATATCATCCATACATCCTAATCAAGAGTTTACATCATCTGATAGAGGATTTATTTTATCAGCATCATTCCAACACGGACATCCACAACATTTGTCTGGTGAAGTTGATACTCAATATGTAACAATTCCATCAGTAGGTGCATTAAATCTAAGTAACAATAAAGTTAGAATAGAATCCTCATCACTACAAGGTCCGTTACAATTTGATAGGTCAAATGAACTTAGTCAATACGACCAAGCACCACTTGATTCAAACTTATTAGGAACTTACTTCTCTACAACAGATACAGTTAATTTTGATATCTACGCATCTGAGGGTTACTTTAGTGTTGACGACTTAATTGGTGATACTGATGTTAGAAATATTGACGGATATGATTTATTAGACTTTAGAGCAAGAAACTATTTCCAAAAGTACAATAGAGGTACTGCGTTGAATATTTTAATAGGGATGTTGTCAAGATACGATATGTCTGTTTTTGATACAATGAAACAACTTGTACCTGCAAGAGCAGATTGGCATAAAGGGATATTAATTGAACCCCATGTTTTTGAAAGAAACAACTATAAGACACCAGACAATATAGACTTTACTCAACATCAGTTTAGTTCTAATGGTATTTCAGTAGTAAGTTCTGTAACAGGTTCATACTTGACTTATACAAGTAGTATTCCACAAAATCCATTTAATCCGTCTGTTTACAAATACACGAACATTTTAAGATTCAGTTCTTCAGGCGATTACTTTACAGATACAAATCCATATTGGGAATATTCACCAACTGGTTCTACTGTATTAGACGCAAGACTTTCATTGAGCGCATTAGAACCTAAGTATTTTTATTCTAACTCTGTTAGTGCATCTCTTGGAATTACATTCGCAAATTCTGCATCATTCCACTTTGCAAGAATTCAAGACGACAGACTAACTGGTGGTTTAGAAAATTTATTTTTTAAAGGATGTAGAATATCAAGTGATTCATTAACAACAAAATCACCAGACACACCAGATAACACGCCTGTTGTAGAAATAACAAGTGTTGACCCTGATATATTAGTAAACAATACAGATGGGTTAGAATCATCAGATGAAGTATCAGGTGGAGTAACAAAGCCAGTTATAGAAAATGATTTGTTAGATTTAGTTATGATAACAAAACCACTTGAGACAATTGAAGAACAAAATAGTGGAAAGGGTGACGCAGTTCAAGATGCAGGAATGGTATTTAGACCAATCCCATTAGGACCGCCTGTTATACCAACAGTTACTTTAGGAACAGGACAATCAAGGGTCACACAACCAAGACCTATAATTAGACCATCAGTTCCAAGGCCAGTTGTTTTAGTTCCAGACAGAGTTGGTAGACCAAGTGCGACTAGTATAGATTCAAACGCACTAAGTAGACAGATTGGATTAACACAAAGAAGACAACAAAGACCACCATCAGCGGGTGGAAACTTTAATCCGTTTTCAAATAGTGATAACCCTGTAAGAAGAAATATTAGAGAAAGTAAACCACGATTTCCAGGAGGATAATTAGGTTTATTTAAAAAAATGATTTAAAAATAAAAAAAACTATATTTATATAAGTAAAAGAGGAAACAACTATGGGATTTTTAGATAATTCATCTGTAACGGTAGACGCAATCCTTACCAAAAGAGGTAGAGAGTTGTTAGCTGAAGGCAGAGACAAGTTTTTAATAACACAATTCGCATTGGCTGATGATGAGGTTGATTACGACCTTTGGAATCCAGCACACTCGTTAGGTAGTGACTACTATGGTATCGTTATAGAAAATATGCCTGTATTAGAGGCTATAACAGATGAAAACTATCTAATGAAATACAAATTACTATCATTACCAAAAAGTACTGTTAAGTTACCATTCATTGAAGCTTCAACGACAAGTATTGTTTGTCAAGAAGAATCTATATTAGTACCGATAACAGTAACTACAAAGAATGGTGGTAATGAAAACTTAGGATATACCGCAGTTCTACTTAATAGTGATGTAGGACAGATAGCAGGGTTAGGTGCAGTACCAGGTAAACAAACTGCAGTTGTAAATATAAACACATACGCAACAGGAAAAGCACAATCGGTAACAGGGACGGCATTCCAATTCCAACCTACTACCAATCTGCCTGTAAATCAAACAACTACTACAAGAATCATTATTATAGGTAATGAGACAGGTGGTAGAACTGAGATAGATGTTACAGTAAATCCAAAAGTAGTATCTAACGCATAAAGGAGAGAAAACTATGGCATTATTTAATAGAAGTGGATTTGGCGGTGGTATCGGTGGTTTTGACTCACTTTATGGTGATTCTTATTATGGCGGTTTCGGTGGTGGACCACGAGGTGGTGGTTTATTCGGAGACTATATAGGAATCAATGGTGGTGGTTCATCCGGCGGTGGAAGAACTGTACTTACAGATGTAGGTGGTGGTTCAGGTGGTGGTAGTACATCAGTCACTAGTGTTGGAAGTGGAAACACGAGTGTAGGTGATATTACGGCAGGTGACAACAATACAGATGATACTCCAGTAATTGGAGCAGGCGCATATGATTTTGGTAGTGGAAAAGTTTATACTGCATTTACAAATGAAGATGTAGTAGAAGGTGGTACTAAAAGAATAACAAGAGGATTATGGAGTGGTAATAGTGGTGAGTTAACAGTATTCCATACTTCATCTTTTCAATCAAATACTCAAAAAGCATATTACTATGAGATATACAATGGACTTCCAAGTGTATCTACAAACGAACCTCAATTTTCAATAGCATACGGACACTACGCAGGTAGTGGTTCGGCAGGAACAAATGAAGATTCACCATCTTCAGCGATATACTCACAATTACAACAAGTATTGTTACCATCAAATCAAAAATTCTTTAGATGGAATGATACTAACCAAGATGATGTTTACGCAATTGCAATAAACAGAGCTAGATTAAAAGATAGACTTGACCCAGGAAATTGGGAATTATGTCTTTCAGGTTCTGGCGGTAATTCAATGTTAAGGTTAATTGATGATAGTGGTGATAGAGACCAATCAGGTAACTCAAGACAAACTAAATATAATATTGTAAGTGGTTCTTTACTAAATGGTATTCAAAACTCAAGTAGAATATTTGGTGAAGTTTATCCACAACATGGTATTATAGTATTAGGAGCAGCACTTCTTGATACATCAGCATCATTGGGTACTGTTAGAACTCAAGCAGATAATCAAAACCACAATAGATTGTTTACGGCAATTAGTGGAGCTGCAGCTAATTTAGGCGCAGCAAATGGATTCCAAGCTAGAAATGAAGAAGAGATAAAGTCAACATTCTATTTTGTTAGAGCTAAAAACTCAGAATATAACTTTAGTAATAACCCAACATATGTTTCAGGTTCAGAAGGAAAGATATCTCAAACTACATTTATCGGTGACCCAAAAACTTATATTACAAGTGTTGGTCTGTACAATAACGATAATGAATTATTGGCGATTGCTAAACTTTCTAAACCTATATTGAAATCTTTCTCTAACGAAATATTAGTTAAGGTAAAATTAGATTTCTAAAATGAAGATGTATGGCACAAGCGTTAAAAAGGATATTCAATCAAGGGATTACAGATTATCCCTATACTGCATATAAATCATATGAGGTAACGGATACTAACTATTCGTCCTCGTTTGAAATATCTATATTCAGAGGAATATCACCAAACGGAGTTCATGTAGAAGTATCTCAATCCAAACATCAAGGAGTTGAGTATGACAACACAATCTTAACAGGTTCAGGCGCAACAACTAAAGAATTAAATAAGATTCCTCAAAAAATTATATGGAGTACAATTGACCAGAGTTGTTTTAAAGGTGGACATGGTGGACACTTATTACATCCAACTGCATCAATAATATCTATACCACAAAATAAATTTGGATTAGGAATTAAGCCAGGTTCAGTAGTAATTACTGACCATTCTAAGTTAGCTGGCTCCGCTTCATTATTTTTAAGTGAATCAAAACATACAACTGAATGTGGTTATGTATATGATAGTACAATAGATAACACTAACTTTGTACCCAAAGAAAATTTACAATTCTATTTAGGATTTCAAGATGGGGTGGCCAACAAATTTTATAAAAGACAAGTTGAAGAAAGTCCAAAAAGAAATAATGTTAACATATCAAAAGTAAGAATAGTTAAAGGTATAACAACAACAGGTGAGGTTAGTGCAAGTGGGTACGGAGTAACCACTACTGAAGATTCTTACATATATACAAGCGCAGGTAGTAACAACTATAACTTCTTTACACCAGAAAATGATTTTGGTATTTCGTTGTGGGTAAAACTACCACCAAGTCAATCATATACAGATAGTTCAAGAAATAGTTTAATAAGAAAAAGAGACCAAAAAAGAGACCCATATAGTTACTTATCAGGAACATCTCAATTAACAAGACGAACAGATGGTCAATATCCATTTGACATTAGTGTACATAATCAATTGGCTGGTGCAAAGAATGGACAAATTGTTTTTCAATATAATGATGGAAGACGGGCTAAAGAACATTTGATGACTATAAGTTCATCTGCAAAATATAATGATAATCAATGGCATAATATTATAGTAACTCATAATAACTCATCTAACGCAGCAGCTCAAAAGTTTGACTTTTATATCGATGGTGTAAGTCAAGGAAATCTAAGAACAAATGCAAGGTTATATTTTCAAAATGAGTCAGACATTAATATAATGTGTGATAATGCTACGGCAAGTACAGGAACAAGTGGTTCTGTTGATGAGATAAGAATTTACAACAGACACTTAACACCTAGCCATGTATCTTCTTTATCAAACAATCATGTAATTAGTGGTTCTGCATATCAAACAAGAAATGTAGGATATGTTTACTATGAAAAAGGATTGATAGTAGTAACAGACCCACGACCAAAATACCAAAACGCATTTTTAGGTAGTGGTAATTTTAATTACGCAAGTAAAGGATTTGAGTTTAAATATAAATCAACAAAAGATATAAGACAACAATCTTATTTATGTGAGATTGGTAGGGGTGAATTTAATGTATCAACAAATAATACATTGAGAAAAGGTGATGGTGAGTACTCAAATGAGTTAAGAAACTTTGTGACAAGTTCAGATTTTAGACCATATATCACATCAATAGGATTATACAATGATACTGGTGATTTATTAGCAATTGGAAAATTAGGTGCACCTCTAAAAAAACGACAAGATGTCGATGTTACAATCGATGTTAGATTAGACATAGAATAGTTATGAATAAAAAAGGCAATTGGAGTCACATCCAAAAAATGAAAGGACATAAGTCCGGCCTTGAGACACGAATTGATGAACAATTAAAAGCTCAAGGTATCGATGGTGAGTATGAACAACACGAAGTATCATACACAATACCAGCAACACATCATACATACAAACCCGACTTTAAGTTACCAAATGGTATTTTTATAGAATCAAAAGGATGGTTTTTACCTGAAGATAGAAAAAAACATTTGTTGATTAAAGAGCAAAATCCTCAAATGGATTTAAGGTTTGTATTACAATCCCCAAATGGTAAAATATACAAAGGTTCTAAAACGACTTATGCAGAGTGGTGTGAAAAGAACGGATTCAAATGGGCAAAGAAAGAAATACCTCAAGAATGGATAGAAGAAAAACAAAAAGAAAATTTCTTTGATTTCTCAAAATAATTTTGTATATTTACTTAATTTTGTATTGAATGGAAGATAGATTACTTGAATTATTAGAGTCTGTTCTTGGTAAATCCAAGAGAACATCTGGTGATAATTATGCGTTTTATTCACCATTTGTAGACCATTACAAACCTAAGTTAGAAGTAAATATTAAGATTACTTCTGATGGCAGGAATCCATGGCATTGTTGGATATCGGATGAAAAGGGTAGAACAATCAAAACTCTTTTCAAGAAACTTCGTGTATCAAAACAAACTTGGGATGAGTACAATTCCATATTCAGTAGAATAAACAGATACAATACAGAATATCAGAATGATAGTGTTATGGAAGTAGTAGAACTTCCAAAAGAATTTAAACCACTATACAAACCAAGTAAATCATTTAAGTACAAACACGCATTAAATTATTTGTTGAAACGAGGTGTAAGGCCAGAAGATATTGTTAAATATAATATAGGATATTGTGAAGAGGGTGAATATGAAGATAAAATTATAATTCCATCATATGATGACCGAGGCAGACTTAACTTTTTTGTAGGTAGGTCATTTTATCAAAGTAAGTTTAAACATAAAAATCCAAAAGTATCTAAAAACATTGTAGGGTTTGACCTATTAATAAATTGGGATATTCCTTTGATTTTATGTGAAGGTGCATTTGACGCAATTGCAATTCGTAGAAATGCTATACCATTATTCGGAAAATCAATACAATCTGAATTAGAAAAGAAAATAGTTGCAAATAAAGTAAAAAAGTTGTATATTTGTTTAGATTCGGATGCTATATCTAATGCAATAGGACTATCTAAAAAGTTTATGTCCTATGGAATAGATACGCATTTAGTTGATTTAGGTGAGAAAGACCCATCTGAGATGGGATATGACGACATAAACCAAAAAATATATGATACACCACCACTTGATTTAAGAAAGTTGATGGAGTATCAGTTGTTTAGTGTATGAGAAAAATAAAATACATTGACATCGGTGTAGAAAAGATTGGTAAAATCTATCACATAGCAGATGTCCACATCAGAAACTTAAAAAGACACAAAGAATATCGTGAAGTATTTTCCCAACTTTACGGATACATTCTTGCTACAATGAGGGAAAATGACATCATCTATATTGCAGGTGATATTGTTCACGCAAAAACAGATATGTCACCTGAGGTTGTAGATTTAACACAAGAGTTTTTCTGTAAGTTAGCAGACTTACTACCAACGATTGTTATACCAGGTAATCATGACGCAAACCTAAATAACACATCAAGACTTGACGCACTTAGTCCTATCATATCAGCATTAGACCATAAAAATTTGTATTACCTAAAAGATACAGGTGGTTATGGTATTGGTGGATATACATTTATACATAAATCAATTTGGGACAAATCAGAAGGATTTCCACCTGCAAAAAGTTTTAAACAAAACAATGGTAGAATCGGTGTATTTCACGGACCAGTAGATAATATCGAAACAGAGCATGGGTTTGTAATACAGAATCAAAATGTAAAAGTATCTCACTTTGAAGACTTTGATTTAGTTTTATTAGGTGATATCCATAAACCAAATAATGAGGTGATGGGTAAATCACACATAAAATATCCTGGCTCATTGATAGTTCAAAATCATGGTGAGGCTAAATATCCTATCCATGGTATTTTAGTTTGGGATATGGAAAAACTTACAAGTGAGTTTGTTCCGATTCACAACGATTATGGATATGTAACGATTGATATTGAAAATGGTAAAATAGTTTCTGACAACCACATTCCAAAAAAACCAAGAATAAGGGTACGAGTAAAAGATACGAAAACATCTCAACTAAACAAACTAATCGCACAGATTAAAAAAGGTAAAGATGTACAAGAGTTTACTGTACAAAAAGTTTTAACTCGTAAAAGAGATGTAGAACATCAATCAATTGTTTTACAAAATGTAAGAGACACAGGATTTCAGAACAAACTTATTCAAGAGTATTTAGAAGAAACTGACCATCTTACAAAAGAACAACTTGAAGTTGTTACAAGTATAAACAACGATATAAATGATAAACTTGGTAAACATAATATTGTATCAAACTCTACATGGATTCCAAAACGATTTGAGTTTTCTAATATGTTTTCCTATGGAACTAATAATGTAATTGATTTTACAAACATGAAAGGTGCATATGGAATCTTTGCACCAAACGCAAGTGGTAAATCAACTCTATGGGATGCATTATCATTTTGTATGTTTGATAAATGTTCAAGAACAATCAGAGCAGAAGATGTATTGAATTATTCTAAAATGAACTTTGATTGTAAGTTTGAATTTGAGTTAAACAATATTGCTTACTTTATAGAAAGAAAAGCAAAGAAGAGTCCAAAAAGAGGAACAGTAAAAGTAGATGTTGATTTTTATCGTATGATTGATGGTCAAAAAGAATCATTGAATGGTGAACAACGAAGAGAGACCAATGCAATCATTCGTGAGTATATTGGAACATATGAAGATTTTGTTTTAACTGCGATGTCAACACAATCTAATAGTAGTGGGTTTATAGAAAAATCTCAAAAGGAAAGAAAAGAACTGTTAGCACAATTTTTAGATATGGATATATTCGAAGATTTATGGGCGATAGCAAGTGAAGAGATTAGAGAACTAAACACATTACTTAGAGAATATAAAAAGGAAGACTTTCCAAGTCAATTGATTGAAGCAGAACAATCCCTAACATCAATCACAGGTTCTTTAGATGAACTACAAGAAAGAAAAGATGAACTTGAATTAAAGTTAGATAATACTAACATGAAAATGGAGTTCGAAATGAGATTGTTAAAACCTGTTGAGGATATCGGTGATAAAGAAACCTTAGAATCCAAATTAAAAGAAGTTCAGATTCTTTTAGATAATCAAAACTCAGAGTGTGATTTTAACAAATTACAAATCAATGATATTGAAGCAAAGCAAAAAGATATTGAATCTAAGTTATCCAAGTTAGATATCAAAGAACTTAAAAAGAAAAATACAAAGTACGAAAGGTTAGACAAAAAATACAATAAGTTAGAGCAAGAAAGTAAAACTATTGAATTAGACTTAAAACATATGAGGTCTCACTTAGATGG